CAGACACAGGTTTAACTAAAGTTGCAAGAGACGCTTATGCTGCAACTGCAAACAAAGCATCTAATGGAACACCTTCACAATTTTGGGTACAAAGATTTATAGATAAAGTTACACTAACTATTTATCCTTTACCAAATTCAACTGCTGCATCAAATTTTCTTAGCGTTTATTTTGTTAAAAGAATTGAAGATGTAGGAGCTTACACTAACGCAACGGACACACCTTTTAGATTTGTACCATGTATGATTTCAGGATTATCATATTACTTATCTATGAAGTTTGCACCACAACGAACACAGGAGATGAAGTTGTTGTACGAGGATGAATTAGCTAGAGCATTATCTGAAGATGGTTCTGCAGCTAGTACATTTATTACTCCGAAGACATACTATCCAAATATATAATGGGGAAAAAAAGAAAATATAAACCAGGTAAAAAACAAATGATAGTAACTCCAAAAGGAATTATTCCAATTGAAGAATATCCAAATCCTGGATATGGTGTAGTTATAAAACCAACATTGCATGCAAAAGGTGGTTTAGTAAAAAAAGGCAAACCAAAATTAACTAAAAAAGGTTGGAAGTAATGGCTAGATTCGCAAAAGGTAGTAGAGCATTAGCAATATCTGACAGATCAGGCGCAGCTTTTCCATATAGAGAAATGGTTAAAGAATGGACTGGCGCGTGGGTACATAAATCTGAATTTGAACCTAAACAACCACAATTAGAACCACATCCTGTAGGAGCAGACCCACAAGGTTTAATGCATGCAAGACCTGCAAGAGTAGAGTTTCCAGTACAAGATATTTTACCTAACAATCCATTTACTACAACAGGTGGATCTCCAACTTTAAGTGTGTCTTATCCTTCTAATCAAATTAACGAAGGAACATCTTATGTTAGATTCCAATCTGTTAAAGAAATAGTAGGCGGTGTTGCAATTGCAACTTTAGAATTAGAGACAACTTTAAATGGTGCAATTAATGATACAGTTAACACTTTAACTTTAACTAGTTCTGCAGCATTTCCAAATGCTGGTTTTATTGTAATAGAAAAAGTAGATCAAGATGCAACTAGTGCAACTTTTGGAAGATACATAAATGAAACAATTCAATATACAGGTAACAACACAGGTACAGGAGTTTTATCTGGATTAACAAGAGGCACAGCTTCTCCATTTAGAGGAATAACACCACCTAATACTACAGCAACTACTCATGCAAATGGAGCAAAAGTTTTTGGATCATATTTAGCAACAGCAATTGCAACCACTGTAGAAGTTGGTCCTACATTACCAAATGGAACACAAGCAACAGAACAACAATTTAATTCTATAACAGTGCCTTTAGTATCTAACGCTGGAAGCACAGCAACAGGAGGCGGTTTTCAATGTACAATTGGACCCGTAAATGATAGAGCTTAGTTATGTCAGGAATTAGTTATAATACATTAGTTACACAAATTAAAAACTACACAGAAGTAGATGCTAACGTTTTTACAACTGATGTTTTAGAAAGTTTTATTTTAAACGCTCAACAAAGAATTATGATGGATTTACCTATGGATTCAGACAGATTCGTGGACCAAGGTACAATGGCAGCGGATGTAAATAATGTTAGAGTTCCAGCAGGAGCTTTATTTATTAGAGGTGTTGAAGTATTTAATGCTACAAACTCAACTGAACAAGGTACATGGTTAGAAAGACGTGATCAAACTTTTTTAAGTGAGTATGTAGGACGATTAACAGGTCCAGAAGGATCAACTGCATCAGGTGCAGATGTTACTGGAAAACCTAGATATTACTCTATGTTTGGTGGAGCAACAGGATTATCAGACACTACTTCAGGATCTATCTATTTAGCACCTACTCCAGACGTTAATTATATATATAGAATATACTTTAATAAAATGCCAGATACTCTAGAGTCTAGTAATCAAACAAATTATATTAGTTTAAATTTTCCTCAAGGTCTGTTATATGCTTGTTTAGTAGAGGCATATGGATTTTTAAAAGGTCCAACAGACATGTTGACATTATATGAACAGAAGTATAAAACTGAACTACAAAAGTTTGCAGCAATGCAGATTGGAAGAAGAAGACGAGACGATTACACGGATGGTACAATAAGAATTCCAATCGAGTCACCGCCTCAATAATTAGGAGATAAAAAATTATGACAATAGCATCAGCAGTATGTAACAGTTTCAAAACAGAAGTCCTAGAAGCTAAACACAATTTCTTAGCATCTGGAGGAAACACTTTTAAATTAGCTTTATACACAAGCTCTGCAAATTTAGGTGCAGGCACTACAGCTTACGCAACAAATCCAGGCGGCGGATCTAACACTGAAATAACTAATACATCAGGATCAGCTTATACAGCTGGTGGAAAAGCATTAACAAGTGTTAACCCAGCTTTAGATGGAACAACAGCGTGTTGTGATTTTGCAAATATAAGTTTTACTTCTGCTTCTTTTACAGCAAACGGTTGTTTAATATATAATGACACAAATGCTGATAGAGCAGTTTGTACAATCGCATTTGGTTCAGACAAAACTGTAACAAGTGGAACTTTTACAATTCAATTTCCAGTAGCAGACGCATCTAACGCAATACTTCGTATAGCATAGGGAGGAAATCCTTATGGCCAATTCTTGGAACGAATCCGGCACAACCTGGGGTACTAATCGTTGGGGAACAACTAACGCAATTACTCAAGGATGGGGTGCTGAAACATACGGAACAGGAAGTTCTTGGGGCGAAGCTGGCGACGAAGTAATTCAATTAACAGGTTTATCATTAACATCATCAGTTGGAACACCTACAGCAGGTGCTGAACAAGGTTGGGGTAGAGCTGAATGGAGTGAAGAACCATGGGGAGAAAGTTTTAGCCCCGTTGTTACACTTACAGGTTTTGGATTAACTTCTGGTTTAGGTTCACCTACAATTACAACAGAAATAAATACAGGATGGGGACAAGATGGTTGGGGCGTAGAAAACTGGGGTCAGTCTGGACAAACAGTTGTAATAGTTTCTGGTGTTGAAGCAACTACCGGTATTGGAGAAGATGTAAGTTGGGGTAAACAAACTTGGGGATCTGCAACAACTGGTTGGGGTGGTGAATATTTTTTAGTTCCTGCAGATGTAATGGGATTAACAGGTATAGGTGCAACATCTTCTGTTGGTGCACCAACAGCTATTTCAGATGTTACATTAACTCCAACAGGACAAAGTGCAACTTCTTCAGTTGGATCTTTAGACCCTGCTGATCAAGTAATGGGTTTAACTGGATTAAGTGCAACATCATCTGTGGGTGCAATCACACCAGCAGATGTAATAGGATTAACTGGATTAAGCACAACTTCTTCAAATGGTGTAATAACAATTTCTACAAATCCTATTGTAGATTTAACAGGTCTTTCTATGACTTCATCTGTAGGTTCTTTAGCACCAGCAGATGTTATGGGATTGACAGGAGTTTCTGCAACTTCTGCAGTTGGTTCAATATCACCAGCAGATGTTATGGGATTGACAGGAGTTTCTGCAACTGTTAGTGTAGGTAATGTAGCTCCATTAGGTTATGAAGCTATTACAGGTACACAAAGTGCTGGATACACTTCAGTTACAGCAACACAAAATGCTAATTATACACGTGTTACCGAAGGCACTTAATTTAATATGTTATTGACATTAAGTATAAAACAAATTAAAAAAAGATACTAATTAGGAGAACAAAATTATGGCATCACAATATACGGCTCTCGGTGTAGAATTAATGGAAACTGGTGAAAACGCCGGTACATGGGGAACAAAAACTAACACTAACTTAAATATAATCGAACAAATTTCAGGTGGTTATGCTACGCAAGCCGTTGGGGATTCTGGAACACCAACAGCTCTTACAGTTTCTGATGGATCAACTGGGGCTACTATGTCTCATAGAATGATTGAACTTACAGGATCTATTTCTGGAGCTAGAGTGGTAACAATTCCTTTAGATGCACAAACATTTTATTTTTTAAGAAATTCAACATCAGGTTCTCAAACAGTTCAGTTTAAATATGCATCGGGTTCTGGTGATTCATTTACTTTCGCTGCAGACAATAAAGGTGATGCTGTTGTATTTGCTACTGCAAATGATGGAACTAATCCTGATATTTACACTTTACCAGCCGGTGATGTTACACTAACTGGAACACAGACTTTAACAAACAAAACTTTAACAGCACCTAAAATTGGAACATCTATTTTAGATACTAACGGAAATGAATTATTACTTTTAACAGCTACAGGTTCTGCAGTTAATGAATTAACACTAGCTAATGCTTCAACAGGTAATGGTCCTATTCTTTCAGCAACAGGTGAAACTAATGTTGATATAAATTTAAACCCTAAAGGAACAGGTGTACTTAAAAGTGCAACTGCTGCAATTCAAATTGCAGGAAAAGAAACTATGTGGGTTCCAGCTTCGGCTATGTATGCATCAACAACTAATGGTGCAGCACCAGCGCAAGTAGAAACAACAGCTTTAAGACCAGATATGAAAGTCATGGATTTTGCAGATTCTGCAGATGACCATGCACAATTTTCAGTAGCTTTTCCTAAATCGTGGAATGAAGGCACAATTACTTATCAATGTTTTTGGACACCAAGTACTACTAATACGGGAGACTGTATATTTGGTTTACAAGGTGTAGCATGTGGTGATAGTGATACTATTGACGTTGCTTACGGGACAGCAGTAAACGTTACAGATGCTGGTATAGGAACAGTAGAAGATCAACAAGTTACAGCAGAAAGTTCTGCAGTCACAATCGCAGGATCTCCTGCAGTAGATCAACAAACTTATTTTCAAATATTTAGAGATGCAAACGCAGGTGGAGATACATATACCGGAGTAGCAAGACTTTTAGGTATTAAAATATTCTTTACTACTGATGCAGCTAACGACGCATAAGGAAATAGAATATGAGAGATTTAAAAAATAAACTTACTTCAAGTAAGAATTCATCAAACACACAACTTCGAAGAGGTAAATCATTTGGTTATCAAGTTTTAGGATTTGGTGCTGGTGGTGTTCCTCCTCTGATGGAAGCAACAGGTGGAACAATTACAGAAAGTGGTGATTTTAGAATTCATACATTTACAGGACCAGGAACTTTTGCAGTAACACAAGTATCTGGATGTTCTGCAGAAAATGCTATGGATTATTTAGTAATAGCCGGAGGTGGAGCTGGAGGAGATGGCGGAACGGGTGAAGCCGGAGCTGGAGCAGGTGCTGGAGGATATAGAGAATCTCCAGGTACAGCAACAGGTTCTTATACAGTCTCACCTTTAGGAGCATCTCCAGCAGTAGCTGTTACAGCTTCAGTACAAAGTTATCCAATTGTAATTGGTCAAGGTGGTACTCCAGGAATCGGTGGTGGTAGTCCAGCACCTTCTCCAGTAGGAACCAATGGTGGTAACTCTTCAGGTTTAGGAATTACTTCAGCAGGTGGTGGTGTTGGATGTGGCGGCGGATCAGCAGCAGGTTTTGCTGGAACAGGTGGATCCGGTGGTGGAGGAAATGGACGATGTGGTCCATCAAATCCAGGAAATTCTACAGGTAAAGCAGGCAATACTCCTCCAGTAAATCCACCTCAAGGAAACACTGGTGGTAATGGTCAACCCTCTCCAGGAAATAGAGGAGGAGGTGGCGGTGGCGCTACTGCTACAGGAGGTCCGGCTGCGGCTGCTGGCTCTCCCACAGGTGGATCCGGTGGAGCAGGAGCAACTTCAAGTATTAATGGAACACCAACAGCTAGAGGCGGTGGTGGCGGCGGTGGAAATCAAAGCGGATCAAGCCCAGCCGGTGGAGACGGTGGAGCCGGTGGTGGAGGCCAAGGTGGAAAAAACGGACCAAGTCCTGCTAGAGCAGGTGCAGAAAACACTGGTGGTGGTGCTGGTGGAAACTCTTGTGGTCAAAACGCTCCGTCTACAGGAAGAGGTGGAGTTGGCGGATCTGGAGTAGTTATAATAAGGTATAAATATCAATAGGTAAAAATATGGCATCATTTGCAAAAATATCAGAAAACAATGAAGTACTTACAGTACTAACGCTAAATGATAATGACACAGTTAATGCTGATGGTGTTGAAACAGAATCAGTAGGACAACAATATTTAGAAACACATAATAATTGGCCGGCACATTTGTGGATTCAAACTTCACGTAATACGTTTGGTAATAAACATGAATCAGGTGATGACTCAAAAGCATTTAGAGGAAATTTTGCAGGTATAGGTTATATTTGGGACGAAGTTAATCAAATTTTTTTTCAACCAAAACCTTTTGCTTCTTGGGTAAAAAATATTACAAAAGCTAGATGGGAATCACCAATTGGTAATGAACCCGAACTTACGGCAGAACAAAATGCAGATGCAGATAATAAATATTATTACGATTGGAATGAATCCGGTCAATCTTGGGATTTAATTACTGTTAATATAGCTGAAGACAATCTTAGAATAGGAGTTCCAACCGATGATGTTCAAAATCAATAATTTTTATTACTTGACAGTATAATATAAATTTATTATCTTTAAAAGTAGATATGGAAAAGAAAGTATTAACGGAACAAGCTATATATTATGGAGATGTTTCAATGCCGAAACATTGGGAAATAGATCGCGTTGATTTATCTCATCATATTTTACATTCTAATTTAACTAATGAAAAATTACAATTTTCACGAACTTACGACAAACTCTCAACCTATGTTAGAGAACATATATTAATAAAACACAATCTTTATTTAATTGAAAAAGAAACTTGGGGAAATATTTATAAACCTAACCAAACTACAACTCCGTTATTAGATGTAAATCCTGTTGATCTTACATACTCTCCAGACTTTACATTACTCTATGGTGTAAAAGTTAAAAATTGTAATGTTCGAATTCACTATGACGATAATAGACGAAAAGGTAGGAGTTGGGATATACCTCTTACAAATAATAAATTTATTATGTTTCCTTCAACTAATATGTATTACCTAACCAATACTCAAAAAGATAATTTAAATTTTGTACAAACTATAACTTATGAACTTAAATAATTATTATTGGTATTTTCAATCAGCTATACCTCTAAGAATTTGTGATAACATTATAAAACATGCATTATCAAAAGAACAAACTTTAGCCAGGATAGGTGGTTATGAAGATAAAAAACTTTCTAAACAAGATATTAAAAATATTCAAAACTATAGAAAATCAGATATTACTTGGTTAGATGATCTTTGGATTTATAAAGAGTTACATCCTTATATACATGAAGCAAATAAATTAGCAGGTTGGAACTTTCAATGGGATTATTCTGAACCCTGTCAATTTACAAAATATAAACATAACCAATATTATGATTGGCATTACGATTCTATGGATAAAGTTTATGAGGAAAAACATGGAGATTTACAAAAAGGTAAAATTAGAAAATTATCTATGACTTGTCAATTAACCGATGGCTCAGAATATGAAGGTGGTGAATTAGAATTTGACTATAGAAATTATGATCCTCATATGAGAGATGAAGAAAAACATTTAAAAAAATGTAAAGAAATACTTCCAAAAGGAAGTATAATTGTTTTTCCCTCTTTTGTGTGGCATAGAGTTAAACCAGTAACGAAAGGAACAAGGTATTCATTAGTAATGTGGAGCCTAGGATACCCATATAAATAATATGCAAATAAATGAATATTTTAAAACACCGTTATGGTCGGAACAAAAACCAGAATTTGTAAAATCTTTAAATAAAGCTAGTGATAAATATATTAAAGATTCAATAACAAAACATAAAAAAACAATGAAGAATAAAAAATATTTTGTTTCTTCTTATCACTCAACTTCTTTAGTCAAAGATAATGATTTTAGAGATTTTAAAAAATATGTTGGAGATAAGTCTTGGGAATTTTTAGATTACCATGGATATGATATGAGCCAATATGAAATTATGTTTAATGAATTATGGGTTCAAGAATTTAATAAAAAAGGTGGCGGCCATCAGTCTGCGCATATTCATTCTAATCAACATGTATCTGGTTTTTATTTTTTAAAGTGTAGTGAAAAAACATCTATGCCTATTTTTCATGATCCTAGAAACGGAGCTAGAGCTACTAAATTAAATATGAAATCTGAAATAAAAGAAATTGTTAATGGCACTGAACTTGTTCACTACAGACCTCAACCAGGGACACTACTTATTTTTCCAGGTTATCTAGAACACGAGTTTGTTGTAGATTTTGGTATTGAACCATTTAGATTTATTCACTGGAACATGCAAGCTGTGCCAAAAGAAATGGTTAAAGATGAGTTTTAAAAAAAATAAATATGTAATTGTTAAACAAGCTGTTGATAAAGATTTAGCTATGTTTTTATATAATTATTTTAATATGAAAAAACAAGTTTTTGATACTTGTATACAAACAAGATATATATCACCTTTTGAAAACATGATAGGTCATTACGAAGGACAGAATGAGCAAATTCCACATACTTATAGTCATTATTCAGATATTGCTATGGAAACATTAATGTTAAAATGTCAACCTAAAATGGAACAAGTAACAGGACTTAAATTATACCCAGCTTATACCTATGCAAGAATTTATAAAAAAGGTGATGAACTTAAAAGACATAAAGATAGATTTAGTTGTGAAATATCTACAACAATGAATCTTGGTGGTAACCCTTGGCCAATCTATTTAGAGCCATCTGGAAAAAAAGGTATCAAAGGAGTTAAGATAGATTTAAAACCAGGTGATATGTTAGTATATTCTGGTTGTGAATTAGAACATTGGCGAAAAAAATTTAAAGGTAAAGACTGTGTTCAAGTATTTCTTCATTATAACAATCGTAAAACTCCAGGATCTAAAGATAATATGTTTGATAAACGTTTACATTTAGGTCTTCCTAACTGGTTTAAACGATGATATATACTTTATGATGAAGGCAGTAATCCACCATATCTACTGCCTTCTTTATAAGGATTTTATATGTTACAAAAATTAGGGTTTTTACCAGGGTTTAATAAACAAGTTACATCTACTGGAGCTGAATCGCAATGGACAGGCGGTACAAACGTACGTTTTAGATATGGTACACCTGAAAAAATAGGCGGTTGGGCTCAATTAGGAGATAGTAAACTAACTGGTGCAGCTAGAGGTTTGCATCACATGGTTAATAAAGAAGGTATTAAGTACGCAGCTATAGGCACTAATAGAATTTTATATGCATACTCTGGCGGAGTATACTATGACATACACCCACTAGTAAATCCATCAGGAACTGCAGCCACTAATTTTTTTAGTACGACTAATGGTCAACCAACCGTAACTTTAACTTTTTCCTCTGCACACAATATTCAAGTAGGTGATATAATATTGTTTGGAGATGCGTCTACGTTTACAGCTATTACAGGTTCTAATTTTTCGTCTACTACTTTTTGTGATAAAAAATTTATGGTTACTGCCGTACCTACAACTACAACTTTAGAAATAAATGCTGGTAGTAATGAAACAGGAGCAGGAGCAACTACATCTGGAGCTATAACTTTTTTTCAATATTTTCACGTAGGACCTGCTGAACAGGTTGGAGTCT